TGTAATACAACGGAACACATATCCATGTTCTTCATGCAGTCGCTTAACATAAAACATTGCATCACGTAGTGCAGGAAGAAATCCCATTGCAGCACTTTCGTTAAAGATTTTTACGTGTTTAATTGCTTCGTTGCGGGAGATGCCAAAACGTTTGGCAATATCATATTCCCAATTGCCGTTTTCAATCTGTGTGTATCCACGCTGTTCTAAATAACAGCAGAATGCATATTCCCAGTTCAAAATCACGCCATCTGCGTCTGTAAGTATTACTTTATCATTATATTTCATAGTGCCTCTTTCATGCCTAGTTTTATATTATGTATATACTATAACATAGAAAGAGTAGGTTGTCAACCATTAATTACATTGAATAGCCGTTGGCTCTCAGTACAGGTTTGTACTGTGCAAATTGTCCAGTACGACTACCGTTCGGTCCCCACTGACGCTTTGCACCTATATCTGCATGCATAAAGCCGTTGTATGTGCCTATGCCTGAAAACCCTGCGTCAATTGCTTTTTGTATCATATCAACTCGGCCTTGGACACTTGATGTTCCCCATTGTATATCAATTGCCTTGCGCTGAACATGCATACTATTTCGAGCGCCGCCGATGCTGCGATTGTATGCCTCTGTACGATATGCACTGTTTAGTGTAAGTGGTCTTCCTAAACTTTTTGCAAGATTTTCTAATTTAGTCCATACCTCTGGTAATACTCTAGGATTTACATGACTTTGTACGATGATTAATTCTGATGTAGGTCGAGGTATATTTAAATCTTCTGTAGCATCTGCGCCTGTTGCTGCATCGCTTCCAGGTGCGCCTGTAGCACCTTGATTGCCATTAATTGGATTTGTGCCATCCGGAGAACCGCCGCCATAACGTTCAAGTGCCTCCATAGTATCTGGATCAGCACCGGCAGCTTGTTCTGCTGCTCTGCCTTCGAGAATTGCTCTTGCTTCATCATCAGATATTCCTACAGTATCATCTAACCCAAGAGCGTCTGCAACGCCGCCGCCTAGTGTGGGGCCGCCGTTAACATATACATTAGATGCAAATGGAGTATTGCTGTGTGTTACTGCTGGCATTATTCTGCTCCTGGACTATAATCTGTTGCGGGTGGCGGCGTTGTACCTGCACGATCAATTGCCGCTTGTGCTTCTGGTGACCTTGCTACAACTTGTCCAGTTGCAGGATCAACTAAATCTGCATTAGGATTACTGATTTGCGATGCTGTAGACCCTTCTGGTCTTGCGAACGGCCAACGTTTTTTTGGTGCCGATGCATCTGGTATTCCATCTGGAGGACCAGGAGGTGCTCCTGGTTTATCTGACTTGGTTGCTTCGTCTTTATAACCTAGTTGCTCACCTAATGCAAAAGGTGTTACTATTGTAGTAGAGCCGCGAAGTCCATCGTCTGGACCTGCTGTTCCCTTTGCCTCCCAATAGTATTGTCCACTTACTCGTATTAATACTTTTAAGTCTGCTGGATCTTCTTCAACTCCTAGTGCTGCAAGTATGGTTGCTCGTTCTGCATCTAAGTCTGCATTACTATCACCAGTTGCTGCTGCTGTGCCTCCGCCGTTTGTAGATGCACCACTATTAACTGTTCCTGCAACTGCTGCTGCTGTGTTACCTACTGCTGAACTCATACTAACTGCAAGGAGTGCTCGTTGAAAGTCATTTAGTACATTATTTGTAGCAATACCACTTTCTGGATCAGATTGTAGAGTTTGTAACAATCTAATGTCATCGCGTATTCCTGTTAGTGCTGTAATGATCCGGTTGTATTCCGGAGTCATGTCTAAGTGTTGATATGGCGCTGGCATTATGCATTGTCCCTTGGTGTCATTGTGTCTACTAAATATCTCGGTGCGCTTGCTGTATTAGTTGGATTAGTTCCGCCCCAATATCTATTTGAAAGGATGCCTGATATTACGCCGGCTTGTTGACCTTTCCATGCAATGTCTACGTGTACATTACCATTGCTCATATAGCCATTGCCCATTCCTACCGCTGTCGCGCCTGCATTTCTACATTCTTCTACAAATTTTAATAAAATAGCAAGTTGGGCTTGATTATTAGTGTACAGTCTAGTGCCGTCACCGTCTAATACTCTAACGTCCGCAGCATAGCCTTTGTCGTGTCTATTAGAACCTGTACGGTTAACTCCGTTGATGCCGCCTTCGCTTTTTGGAACTTGTCCGCCACTAGTAATCACAACATCAACACCAGCTGCTGCTCCTGCTGTTTTAAGTATATTCATAAGTTCTGTTTGGATTGGTAAATTACGTTTTCCAGAGTTAGCATATGTAACATTGCCCACACCAGATCCGCCTTTAAGTTCAATTTGATCTTTAGGCACACTACCTTCATAGTATGTTTCGCCATCTTCGCCGACAATTGCTGTAGATGTACCTCCACCGTAATTTGCCGATTGACTATTTTGTGTATTGCCACCTCTAAAGCCGCCTGGAATATTTGATGTGTTACGAAGAGCATTATAATTTGCAGCACTAGTATTACCTAAGTTAGTTGGATTACCGACTTCGGCATTAACCAAGTCGAGTATGCCCGACTGCTGTAGATTAATATAATCTAGGGCTGCTTGTGCAATGTTTGCAGGATTGTTTGCAACGGTATCAGCTTCACGTTGATAGATGCCTTTGCTTCTGTCATCACCTCTGTCTGTAATGATGCGCAAGTCTGCTTGTATATCTTCAAACAAACTTGCTATTTCTGCTAAACATGCTTTGTGTGCGAGGTCATAGTCAATATGTATGTGATCCGGTGGACCTGAGCCTGGATCGGTATCAATGTCCGGATGATTAACTGTAGTTTGGCCTACGCCTTCCGAAGCACTATCTTCAAATATATTTGCGCCTGCTATTGACATTTACGTTCCTCGTATTAACTAGTATATTTATCCGAGAATTTATGCCATCTGAATATTGCTGGTAGTTGCGATATATTGATCTGCAATTTCGCCTTGTGTTTTTGCAACACAACTAACAGTAGTTGCTAATATATTAAATTTTGCGTCAGGTGATACGCTAAACATGTAAGGTGCTAGTCCTAAGCCTTCTTGTTGCATGATTAATACCATAGGCTTAGTCAATACAAATTTAGTTGCTGTTTCTTCATCCAATCGTGCAACAATTTCTTCGCCTGAACTTAGTTTTAGAGACACTGTGTCTCCATTTTTATAAGGTGTTTCAATTAACATTATAGTGAGTATCCTGTTCCGTTATAGTTAGTTTCTTCTAGGTATGAAGGCAACTTGTCAAAGCCGCCGATGCTTGTACCATGTACTTTAATCTGTGGGAAGGTACGTGCTCCTGGGAACATTTCTAGTACTTCGTCACGAGTAAAGTCTACATCAAGTTGATAATACTTGAATGGTAAGTCTCTTGTTTCACATAGTGCCTTTGCTCTATCGCAAAAAGGACACTGAGGTTTTCCGTAAATTTCAATCATAAACTGAATCCTTTAAAAGTGTCTGTGCCTACATCTTGTTTAGTGCCGCCACTAACGTATGATGTAATTTCTGTTTCTTGCGGAGCAACTTGTACTTCGCTTCCACTAATCCATTTCTGTGTCCAAGGTAACGGGTTAGTCTTTGTAGTGTATGGGCTTTTTAGATTTACATTAGTCATTCTACGTGTGCAAATCCATTCAATATATCCACTCAACAACTCTGTGTTAAGGCCAATCATTGATCCATCTTTGAACAAATACTCGGCCCACGCCTTCTCTTGATCAACTGCATCGACAAACATTTGAACGCATGCTTCTTCTGTTTCTTCTGCAATCTTTACATAGTCAGGATCATCTTTCTTAAGAATCTTTAGCAACATCTGTGTGCTTGCTAGGTGCAAGTTCTCGTCACGAGCAATAAGTTTGATAATCTTAGCATTGCCTTCCATTTGCTTCATCTCTGCAAACGCCCAGCTACATGCAAAGCTCACATAGAAACGCACACCTTCTAAGATGTTAACACTCATCAGTGTAAGCCACAACAATTTCTTTAGTTCATACATGTCAACTTTAATCTTCTTGCCATTAACTGTATGTGTGCCTTCGCCTAGCAACTTGTACCAGCGAGTAGTTTCAATTAGATCATCGTAGTATTTGGAGATGTCTCCGGCACAATCTGCAATCTCTGCAATGTCTAGCATCTCATCAAAGATTTTGCTAGGGTTGCTGTACACGTTACGAATAATATGTGTGTACGAGCGTGAGTGGATTGTTTCTGAGAACGTCCATGTTGTGATCCAATTCTCAATCTCTGGCAAACTTACAATAGGCGAAAATGCTTCTACTGGCGCACGACCTTGTACACTGTCTAGCAGGATTTGACGCTTTAGGTTTGATGTAAAGATATGACGCTCGTGGTCACTAAGTGCCTTAAAGTCTTTGCTGTCTTTGGTTACATCAACTTCTTCAGGACGCCAAAAGAATCCTAGTTGCTTGTCTGTAAGTCCGTCAAAGCTTTTATACTTTAGCGTGTCATAACGCTGAATCGTAGGTCCGCCCGTTGGATCTAGGAATGCTAATACTTTAGTGTGGTCTGCTTTGTTTGCAGTGTTAAAAACGCTCATCTAATCTCTTACCCTTGTGTGTATATCTATAGTACTACTATAACACGCCCCGAAGGGCGTGTCAAGTATTAAATTGTGCAACCTTCGCAATCTTCCTCGTCTACTTCAACAACTTCAAGTTCGCCCATCATCTTGTTAATATCGACTTCGCCTTGGCCGTCATTGGTGTTAAAGTAATACAACTGCTTGCCGCCTAGTTTGTAGAACATCAACAAATGCTGTAGCATTGTGCTCATTGGAATCTTTTCATCTTCAAAGTAAATTGGATTGTAACTAGTGTTAACACTAATGCCTTGGTC